CTTCGCTAGATTCTGTGTGTCACTTTCAAGGCTCTGTCTCTTCTCTTCATTCTCTGCAACAAGTTTTTCAATCTTGCTGATATAAGATTTGAGTGTCTTTTGCTTTGTCTCTATTGCAGATATCTCGTTCTCAAGTTTTTGAATCTGATCTTCTGTCTCTTCGATAAGAGAGATCTTTGCTTGAAACTTGCTCAACAGGTCATCTGCAACAGCCAAAGCCTCTTTTGCCTTTGCGATTTTAGCCTGTGCCGCCTCGACAGAACTATCTCTATGTGTAGGGTCGATTCCTTGCTTGCACATGGGACAAGTGCTTTCGTCGTGACCCTGAAGGAATGTCACAATTTCTTGCTGTTGCTTGATTGTAGCAAGAACATTTGCTCGTTCGGTCTTTACACCGTCGATGTTTTCTTTGATGGTCTTCTTTGCCTTTGTTGTTTCTCGCAGAGTTTTCACCTGATCCCGTAGTGGAGTCCTGTTTGACTCTAGATCAAGTATCTCCTGTTCAGATTCCGAGATTGAGGTCTTATAACCTTCAATCGACTTGTCGCTTGAGTCTGTAACGGTTTTTATCAGACGATCTAAACCATTTATTCTTTCATTCAGAATCTTAATAGAAGAATTCTTTTCATCAATCTCTTCGCGAAGAATTGAAATCTTTCCCTTCAAGATTGTATTCATCATTGAAAAGACATTGATGTCAAGCAGAGATTCTACAATCGCTCTGCGGTCGGCAGCAACAAGACGCATGAATGGTGTGTAGTTTGTGCTACCAAGAATTACAACCTGACAGAAAGCCTTATATGACATCTTCAGGATCTGCTCTTCAAGCATCTTCTGATAGTCTTTTGACTTTGAGTCCTGCTCCATAAGAGTGTCGTTCTTATAGATCTCAAATTTCTTTGGAGCAAGACTGCGGTAGATTCGATACTCATCCTCACCGACTGTAAACCACAACTCAACAATGCAGTCTTTCTTGTTGATAGAATTTACAAGTTGAGGAATATTGATGTTTCTATATGGCTTACCAAACAGACAGAAAGTAATAGCATCTAGCAAGGTTGTCTTGCCAGCACCATTCTCTCCACAGATAAGAGTTCGCTGAACCTTGTTTAGCGGAATCTCTGTGAAGTTTTGTCCTGTTGATAGGAAGTTCTTGTAGCGAAGTTTTTCAAATTTAATCATAATGTATAGTAATTGTAACCCGTGATCGGGCTATGTCAAGTCAACAGTTGCAACCCCAAACACGAAGTGCTGCATTAATCTTTGATTTTGGATCAGCAGCAACCTCTGCACTTGTGTTTTTACGCTTCATTCCACACATACGGGAGCAGAATGAGTCTCTTCTCTTTGCAACCTTACCCTTCAACTTACCAAAACCACCAGCGCGTTCTGCGGCTCTCTTTGTTTCAACTCCTGCATGAATACCCAACTTTTTTGCATATGATGGATTTAGTCCACCTTCAGGATGATTCTTTTCAGGGTTGTAACCTTTGTATGGTTTTGCTTCAGCAGCCTCGGCAACATCTTGAGCCTTTAGCGAAACTAGTTTTGCCTTCTGCTTGGCACTTGGCTTGCGAACCTCGCCACGCTTCTTCTTCAACTTAAAATTCTTCCAAGCCTTACCATAGAGAACTGCTTGCCAATCATCACCGTAACGCTTACGGAAGTCAGCACGGATATCAGGTCTATGAGTAAACTTCGTCAACTTATAGTCGGGTGGAGAGACTTCATCAATCTGAATGAAGTCAGAGAACTGTAGGGATTCGTTCTTTGTTCTCCAAGTTCCTCCAAGTCTCTTGTATAACTTTGAAGCCCAACCATTTGAGTAGGCTGATGGGTGAACATCAAAACCCTTTCCATCGTTCGGACCAGTAATGGTTTCTCCATTGTGTTCCATGCTTGAGATTCTTCCAGCAGTCAAGTCTTGGATTTTAGCCCAAAGTTCTTTGTTTACTGCCTCGTTCTCTTCACTAATCTTACCTTTGCCAAAATTAGAAACCATGATTGGATCTCCCTTTCTAGATGGATCTGGATCATGCTTTCTCTTTGCACGAACAGCAGCGGCTCTCTCTTGCTTTGATAGCATCGCTCTCTTCTCGTTAGACATGCACTTGGGCTTGGGTTCGCCTGGTTCACGCGCACAAGGTCCAACTACATTTCCCTTGGAATCAATGCGTTTCCACCCGCCTTTAGGGTGTTTGGGGTTGAACCATTGTCTGAGATCTTCGTTCATAGCACTCTCCAACCTTTATTTATGGTTTTAGAGAGTCAGGCTTTCTGCGTAAAGATCCTTAATAATTGTCTTTAGTTTAGAGGGATTCTTGATGCCCTGTAGACCGTCTACAGCATCCTGAATAAGTTCTAGGGTAGAACGACTCATATCTACAGGCTCTTCATCGGCTTTAACCTCGACTACGCCTTCGACAACCGAAAGTATCGTTCCAATACCAATGAGCGCATTTACATAATCGTCAAATGTCTTTGGATTTCCGCGCTCATAAACCATCAGTTTTACAAACTTGTTTCGGAACCGCTCAAGGCTTCCATCGGTGAGTTCCTGCTTTGCAGTCTCCTCATCATATTGGTAACTGTAGAACATCTTCTTTGGATTTTCTACAAATTTCATCGACCTATTCTGTAGATCTAAAAGGTGAAATCCCTTTTTCTGATTGATGTCTGAAAAGAACATCTCATATGGCGTTCCAAGATACATGATGTTGCCCTTGCGCTGACGATAGTGGAAGTGTCCGCTCAAGACACCTTCATATCGCTCAAAAAGCGTTGGAGACATACCACCGTCATGCTGAATGCCGTTCATGACCTGATAGCCGTCAAGTTCAAGGTGTCCAAACAGAAACTTAGCCTTTGCTGTCTTGATGAATTCAAGCGACTCATCAACATTTGACTTGTTTACCCAAGGCAAAAAGGCAATGTCCTCGCCACCGATATTTACAAGTTCAGGCTTTTCGTAGACATGAAAATTTGGATAGTGGGATATAAGTTCACGAACTGAATTGACCTCATTCGTGTTTCTCCAATATGTGTCGTGATTTCCAATGAGGAAGTGAACCTTCACTCCTGTTTGTGCGAGAGGTTCAAGAAAACGCTTACGAACGCTTGTGAGCGTGTTGAAGTTGATATACTTGCGTCGATCAAAGAGATCGCCAAGGTGGGCTACCTCCTTGATGTTGTTTTCCTTTATGTAAGGAAAGACCATCGTCTCAAAGAACTCAAGGTAATGTTCTAGAAACAGGGGAGAGTCATTACGCGCACCAAAATGGAGATCCGTGAGCAACAGAATCATTCTTCCTCCATAAACAGATCAAGAACTTTTTTTGATTGAGTCTTTCGTTTCTTCTTCTTTTTCTTTGGCTCAAACTTCTCAATATCATTTTCTGTTAATGATAGATTTTTGGCACATTGATCCTTGATATTTTCACGGAAAATCTCGTCCTTCAACCACTTCGGGGTGCGCGAATCCATCTCTGCAAGTTCAAGACTCTTGTATTTTACATACGATTGCTTTTTCTCTTTTTGAATTCTTCGGAGGAAAGCGTAATATATGATCTGAGTGAAGTAGGAGAATGGATTGTTAGATTTGGATGGGTCGAAGTTAGAGGCATACATCAGACAGTTTTCAATACCATCTGATACCATCTCTTCACGATATGGGTAATTGATAAAATTAGGTCTATATGAAAGGTGTTCAGCAATGTCTAAAAAACACTTGCCAATATACTCTGTGACGGGAGGAGGCGGATCTCCTGTATTTTCCGCGTCATTTACCGCCTTTTTCCATATAGAAATCTCGTCAAAGAATCTTTTGTTGTCTATGTAATGCGTAGGAGAAGGCTTTGCGCGTTCTCTCTTTTTCTTCTTTTGCGTCATCTTACCTCCGTTTCACACTATACCACAAATCGGTTGTAAGTCTAGACGAACTATACTTTTTTCAAGAATCGTAGAAGAAATAACTTGAACATCTATTGACATGGGGTATAAATAGTGTGTTCGGTGTCAATGAAGATCTCTAGTAAGACTTAGTTATCCTTAGTATCTTCCTTGTCACCCCATTCATCGTCTGAAGACTCGTTATCTTCCGATGAATCATCGTCCCAATCATCCATACCCTTATCGTTGCTCAAAGCCTCTTCAATGATGTCTTTGATATCTTCGATCAATCCCTCGCGCAAAAATTCCTTGAAGATTGGCTTTGGGATATAGAATTGAAATGTTACGCCGTTTTCGTTTACACCATCCATACTACCGTCGTTGTAACCAAAAAGATCTGTTATGTCCTTTGGTTCCTTTTCATCTGTGACGATTTTAGGCATGTTTTCCTTTGACAAGACTTTGTATAATGGATTGTCTTGCAATTCTACTTCACGCTTGAATAGCATGATTATTTGTGGAAGCGGAGTTCCTGTAGCCAAAACATCGCTCTTCTTGATTGTGATCTTATCTTCAATTTCACAATAGACAAGCCAATCTTGAAGATAGATCTGTTCAATGCGAGATGTGGCTTTTTGCGCCTTTGTTGATGTGACCAACTGCATGGGGCGTTGAACCTGATAGGTGTCATCATCTTCATCGTAGATGTTTGCAATAATCTGCTCACCTGTCTTTAGTTTGAGCATCTTTATTGTTAATTCTTCTTCAGATGATTCAGGCTCTGGTTCAATATAGTTCATTATAACTCCTATAGATCTATCTTGATTGTTTTGAATTCAAAGTTTTCAGACTCGTAGATCTTTAGTCTCTCCATGAAGTGTAGAAATGTATGGTTCTTTCTACTCTTCCAACATAGATCGTCACCTAGATCGTAAAGTTTCGCTAGACTCTTGTGTTCAGATAGACGCAGTTGTCTGCCTATTGATTGCAGGATTCTGATGCGAGACTTCGATGGAGAGGCGAAGACGATATTATGTAGACGGCGGATAGAGATGCCTGTGGAGAAGGTTCCGTAGGAAGCCACGATGATTGCATTATCGTTCTTCTCCATGATCTTACGAATCGTTTCACGGTCTTCTGTTGCGGTTCCTCCGTGGACAAAGAATACCTCTCGCTCAGGAATCTCCCGCTTCAGCATCTCAACGAGAACCTTGCCGTGATTTTCCACGAATTGAAATAGAACAAGGCTATTTCCCTTTAGATTAGAGACTAGTCTTGTGATGAATGTGTTTCTCTTTGGATTTGCAATGAGCCAAGCCATCTCTTCGTTGTAGGTGGATTTCTTCATCTCCTGCCTAGTTTCTTCGGGATAACCAAGCATGATTGCATCAATCTTAAGATTTGAGACAATCTTGCGCTCCATGAGTTCTTTTGTTGTGATTACAGAATATGCCTTGCCAAACAAGCCTTCAATGACCAACTTGTGAGTTGTGGTTCCGTCGAGAGTTCCTGTTGTTCCAATGCGGATATTGCAATCATCAAGTTTAGTCATGATGTTTGTGAGCGACTGTGCCTTGAAAAGGTGACACTCATCGCCAACAACCATGCCAAACTGAGCAAAGTAGTGCTTTGGCAACTTATGGATGCTCTGCCATGTAGAGATCACTACAGATTTTTCTGTATCTTTTGATCTACCCTCGTAGATTGCGTGAACATTGTCTTCAACATTCCAAGAACTGCTTGACGAGTAGTCCTTGAAATCAGAGCGCAACTGCTCGACAAGTGAGGTTGTCGGAACAATGATGAGAATCTTCTTGCCTTCACTCTGTAGTTTCTTCAGATAGAAACGCATGAGTGAGTAGATAATCAGACTCTTACCACTTGCAGTTGGTGATAGGAGCAGACATCTCTCTTTATTTACAGCATGAACAAATCCGTCAACCTGATGCTCATGTGGCTTTATTGGATTTCCACTAGCCATGATATTCAGGCTTTCGATATAACGCTTGCCAGCGTCGTGGAAATACTCAGAGTTTCTTACAGGATAGTCGGAGAGATCAATCTCGTAATTACGATCTTTTGCAAACTTGATTAGGTAGTCTACAAGACCGCGATAGATTGTCTGTGAGTGGATATTGAAGAGTTTTATATCACCAGACCACAATTTGTTCTTGTAGGCTGGCATGAACTTGTAACCAGGAACCTTGAATGTGAAATAGTCTGAAAGTTCTCGCGCGATGTTTCGTTCACATCGGACTTTCACATATACAGAATCAACAGGTTCCACCTTCAATACATCCATACACATATTTATGGTTCATGTGCTGCTCCATTGATACGAATTGTCAATTCTTGAGGATTGCAGACCTTTTCTTCGAAAAAAACTACCTCTATCTTGAACTGTTCTAGAGTCATGAGGGCAATTTCCTTGCTCTCGACAGGTGTTTTTTCGTAATACATGTCTTGCACAGGCTTGTGTATCACAACTCTTTTGATACCAGCATTTACAACCATCTGAGCATCCTGTGGGTGTGAGAACACAGGACTGTAGAGTGTGGTTGATTCTATTCCAAATCCTCGTCCTGCACAATGACTAATAAGTTTAGCCACAGGAGACATGATGAAATTTGAAATATGAAAATCCGCTATTATTTCAGGTAAGCCCTCTTCAGGACAGTAGACCGATAATGGTAGGTTATTTGAGGCAGCAGCAATAGGACTATTGGCATCGTCTTCAACTAGGAGCGCACCCAACTGATCGTAGAGACAGGAGCGTGTTGCATGAATATACGCCTGACGCAACCATATTCTGTCTACAGGATCATTAGGTCTAAATCGTTCCATTGATGAATTTCTTCCATTCTATAGCATTTTTGATATCCCAACCACGACTTGTAATCTGCTTCGTGATTGATGATAGGTAATTGACTTTTTCACGCTGTAGGGCAAACTTTGCCTCTAGATGAAGTATATCTCCATCAGCATCGACATAGGCATCAAGATCTTGACGCAGGATGCGCTTCTGATAGGGTTCCC